ATGAAGAAAGGTTTATCATTAGTACTTGTACTTGCAATGGTACTAGGATGTTTCAGCTTCGTTTCGGCAGCATCATATAGTGATGTAGCTGGCACTTCATACGAAGAAGCTGTAGCTAGACTAAGCCTATTAGAAATCTTAACAGGCTATAAAGATGGAACATTCAAACCTGAAGACCAAATAACTAGAGCAGAATTTGCTGCTGTAGCAGTAAGAGCTAAGGGCTTAGAAGCAACAGCTCAAGCTTCCAAAGGCTTACCAACTGGTTTTTCAGATGTTCCGGGAACTCATTGGGCATCAGGATATGTAGGAACTGCTGCTAAAATGGGTATTGTTAACGGTGTTGGCAATGGGCAATTCGCTCCGGCTGCTCCAGTTAAATACGAAGAAGCTATTACAATGATAGTTAGAGCATTGGGCTATGAACCATCAGCTCAAGTTAGAGGCGGATATCCATACGGATACCTAATCGTAGCTAACGAAAATGGTTTACTTGATGACGTTAAAGGAACTCAAGGAGCTCCGGCTCTTAGAGGAGAAGTAGCTCAAATAGTTGACAATGCATTAGAAATCCCAATGATGGTTCAAGTAGGATATGGTACTGACACTAAATGGGTTGTATCAGGTTCTAAAGAACATGGTGGAGACGAAAGATATTTATTAGATGACATGGGATTTGATTCAGTAAAAGGTAGAGTTACATCAGTAAATACTAAGACAAACAAAATAACAGTTGAACCAGAAGATGATGACAAGGTAGTTATAGAAGTAGCAGATGACTTTGACTTCTACTCAGTAGAAGGCTTAATAACTAAATTCTGGTACAAAAATGACAAACTTGTAGTTTATGTAGTAAAAGATGAAGCTAAATTCGACGCAGCTGAATATGATGAAGACGAAAAAGAATTAGCATTAGTTACAGAAGATGAAAATTATGAAATATCAAAAGATGCAATTTTAAGAGTAGACGGCGACAAGGTTAAAGCCGCTGATTTTGAAGCAGATTATGCTAAAATAGTTCTTAACGATGATGATGAAGTAGTATTCGCAGAAGGCTATACACTTGACGGTTACGTAGTAGTCGACGAAGTTAAGGATGATGAAATTGCGGGTTATGGTGATGAAGAATTAGATGTTGAAGATTTCCTAATAGTAAAAGAAGGAAAAACTATTGCATCAAAAGATTTAGAAGATGGCGAAGTTGTATTCTACAACAATAGTGAAGACTTTGCTGTAGTAGCTACTGCAAGCAAAACTGGGAAAATCGATAGAGTTTACTCAGACGGTTTCAGATTTGAAGGCAAAACTTATAACTTTGACAATGTAAAATATTTCGACGGAAAGAACTTAAATGATGTTGATGAAGATATTTTAGACGAAGTTGTTGAAGATGAAGACGAAATAGAAGCAATCTTTAACTTCAAAAACAAAGTAGCAGTTTTAAAAGGTGAAGACAAAGACCCAGATGCTAGCTCATTCTACGCAGTATTAACAGAAGCTGCTGGTCGTACAACAGGTAGAAGAGGAGATATCTTCCTATCATTAGATGTAAGAGGAGCAGATGGTACTAAGAAAGCATATGATTTAGATTTTGATGTATTAGATGATAGTGAATTATTAAAAGAAAATACAACAAAAGAAGATTTTAATAAGGTTGAAAATATAGAAGATTTATTAAAATTGCTAGATCTTAGCAAAAATAGGGCATTAGCAGAAAAAGGCGACGTTATCAAAGTTAAAGTAGATAAAGATGGTGACGTAACAGAAATTAGTGTACCAGAAAGAGACAAAATTACTTCAGATTTTAAGATTACAAAGACTTATGTTAATGGTGATGGAGTAGATTATAAAGCAACTCCAAGCACAGTTGTATTCTACGATAGCACTAAGAAAGCTATTAAAATTGGTGATATTGACGATGAATTTGAAGTAGTTAAAAAAGAAGGGTTCGTATACTATGAAGCTGGTAAAGCAGTTGCTTTAGTATCGGAAACAGACGCAGATGCTGATACCAAGACTGTAGTTGGTCTATTAACTAGAGTTAAAAAACTAAGTAGTGGTGCTCACGAATTCGGAGTTAAGGTAGCAGGGAAATCAGGTACTCAATATTATGTAACTGAAAAAGACAGCTATAAACTTCCAGACGGTATAAAAGTTGGAACTAAAAATGTAATAGTAGTATTAACAGTAGGAGAAAAATCAGATAAAGTAAGAGATATTAAATTTGCAGATAACTTTGTTAGTGATGTTACTATCGGATCATATAGCGGTAAAAAACTTACTATCAAAGATAGTGATGATGAATATGCATTCTCAGACGATTACAAGATATTTGATGCTACTGATGATTATGCGGAAGTAAAGAGTGTAAGGGATATAGTAGGCAAGAAGGTTACGCTATACTTAGATGGTAAGAGTGATTACTATGTAAGTTATGCGATAGTAGGCGAAACTGGTAAAGCTGAAGAAGTAAAAGGTTTAATAACTTATATTAATGCTGCTGGAACAGCATTCGCAGTTGATGGAGAAATCTACTCAACAAATAAAGATACAGTTGTTAAAGATGCAGCTGGAAAAGTTATTGGATTAGGCGATGCTTCAGTATTAGTTGAAGGTGACGTAGTAGACGTAAAAGATAATGTAATCACTCGTAAAGTTTCTGTAGTAGCAGAAGCAGCAAAAGTAGAAGCTTTAATTAAAGGTTTACCAGCAACAGTAACTATTACAGATGAAGCTAAAATTGCAGAAGCAAGAACAGCTTATAAAGCGTTAAATGAATATGGAAAAGCAATAGTTGATGGTGCAACAACAAACAATACTGCTTTATTGGAAACTAAAGAAGCAGCTTTAGTAGATGCGTTAATTGATGACATTAATACAACTACTCCAGAAGCAGCTAAAGTAGCTAAAGCAAGAGCAGCATTCGATGCATTAACTACAGGAGCAAAAGGAAAAGTAACATCAGCTAAGAAGACAACATTAGAAGGTTATGAAGCAGCAGAAGTAGCAGCTCCAGTAATAGCTAAGATAAAAGATTTACCAGCAGCTGGAACAGTTAAATTAACTGATAAGGCAGCAATCAATGAAGCAAGAGCAGCTTATGATGCATTATCAGGAGCAGCAAAAGCTAAAGTTGATGCAGAAACTACTAACAATACAGCTAAATTAATAGCAGCTGAAGATGAGTTAAAAACACTAGAAGATACATTAGCAGCTAATAAAAAAGATGTAGCAGATGCAAAAGCTGCTTTAACAACATTACCATTTGATAGTACAGATAAAGAAAATACTACAACACCTAAGATAGTTTTACCAACAGCAGCTAAAGGTGAAACATATGCATTTAAAGTAGAAACAACAGATGCATTAGCAGGTGGAGGTCAAGCGGTAATCACAGCTTCAAATGCAACAATTACTAGAGACTCTGCAGAAGAGTTCACATTTGAAATTGAAGTAACTATTTCTAAAGGAACAGGCGAAACAAAAGCTGAAGATAAAGTAGTATTTGTAGTAACAGTTCCAACAGGATTATCAAATGTAACAGTAAAATAATCAACAGAAATAAACATTGAGAACCTAACCGTTCTCTAAGATAAAGAAGGACCCCAGCGGAGAAATCCAAAGGGGTTCTTTTTATGTCTTTATGTGGTAGGTTATTAATCTAATGTTGTTAAATGGCACCCTAATAGACTTGCCTCATAGGATATGTGATGAGCTTGTCTGCTGGGGTGCTTATTTATTTTAAAGAAAAAGGACTATGCCTTAGTTAGCATAATCCTTAGAAAGGTGGATTGTTTAGGAACTCACTTTCCGCTTCTTCCATTTCAATTAAGTTTTTAGCATCTTTCCAATCTTTTAATAAGCCCTCTTCAAAGAAGGTGGTCGGCATTCCACATTTTTCACAATACCGAGCATCACTATCATTTTTATGGTATTCTACATAATCGGGGTTGTTTCCATTTGGATCAACTATAGTTTCACCAAGGCAGTAATTATAGAGCCTAAGGCCACAGATTTTGCAGTATTCAGCTTTAGAGCTATAAACTTCATTCCCACATCTAGGGCAAATTTCAACTCTCATATCATCATCCATTTTAACTCCATCATCATAAATCATAATAATAGCACCCCACATTCGTTATAATAGTTTGTCCATATTCTTTAATGCACTCCATAAGTAAATTTTGATGATTCAATATAATATCTGCAGACATAGCATTTGCTGCAAATACAATAAAAGAACCTTCATCTCTAATTGCTTTACTACCATCTAAAGCTGTATAAAGCTCTAAATCTCTTTTAAAATAATATACTGTAGCAATGATATAATTCCAGTATTCATATTCAATATAGTCCTCATATTTACCATTTTCAAAAGTGAGGAGGTCTGGTATTTGAACTTCTTTTAAATTATCAAATATATTTAATTCCTGAAACTTAGTAGTTTCACCACAGTTAGGGCAGTATCTACAAGCACCAGATACTTTTGTATTTTCACTTAAACAAGTATTGTATAATGGTGTGCCACAAATTTTGCAATATGTAGCATCTTCATCAAAGTCTTGATTTTTACACACAGGACAATATAAAACTCTTTTGTTATTATCAACCTCTATATACGGATAATATTTACCCTCTAGGTTTTCAGGCCAACCTATCCACACCCCATTTACAGGTAAGTTTTTAAATGGATAATCCCATTCAGGTACTGTATTTCCACAAACATGACAAAACTTTTGATTCTCATCTGTTATGTAAGCATTACAATTCCTGCAAATTCTACAGATTTTATAAAACTCATCATAAAGATAACTGCCATTAAACTTATATATCCCATTAGCAATAGACTGTAGAACTCTATGCTTAAAGAAGAAATCATAAAAGTTTCTAACAAGCTTTCTTTCTAAATCTACAAATTGGGGTCTAAAGTTGTTTAAATACCCTTCACATTTTTCAGCAGATTCTTGAGAAATATTACATATGAAGGCGATGTCCTGGCTATCTTTAATACCATATAAATTAAGAACAACATGGGGTGATAATAGAATACCAGCGAACCAATGGGCTTCTACTTCTAATACCCCATATTGTTCTTGAGTTAGGCCACCTCTATTTAAGGCTGTTTCTTCATAATAAACAAGATGGCCTAAAACTATATGGCCAATTTCATGAGCTATAGTCCAGCGAATACGGTCCATAGAAAAACTATCATCATAGACAATTATATAATCATTCGTTCCTCGTTGAATTTTAGTTGCAGCTTCTGCACCGTTTCTTTTTAAATTAAATGGGTCTTCCACGCCAGTATTTATTTTCAATTCAGTCCAACTTAAAAGGTGCCAATTATCTTCAAATCTTTTTATTATCTTAAAAGGGTCTATTGGAAATTCTTTTACATCTAATTCAAGCAAAAATTCATAGGCTCTTTTTGTGGCACGCTTAAAATTTGGCTTACTTGGAATTTTTCTTTTTCTTTGCATGAGCTAAGAACATCTCCATTTGATCTACTAAATCATCATAATCTTTCTCTTCAAGATCAGAATTCCTGGCTAACCCATCTACTATCTTTTGAACAGTTTCTTGCTGCTTCTCTGTTTTTAAATCTGGAAAAACCCTTGCAATTAAGGGAACATTTTCATCATCATCAATATATCCTGCTATGCGAAGCATTTCTTCTTGGGGAACACCTAATGCATCTGCAATAGAACTTAGAACAGGTGCAGAAGGATTTTGTCTTTCACCAATTTCAATTCTATGAACTTCCGTATGACTTATGTCAGCCTCAGTGGCAAGCCTTCTTTTTGACCAGCCTTTTGCTTCTCGGCGTTCTTTTATAAACTCACCTAAAGTAGTCATTGATAACACCTCCAATATTTCAATTATTAAACTATAGACAATATATATATTGTGTTGACTATAGTATATCATTAGTGTAACCAAAAGGCAACAAAAATATAATTATTGAACTTTATATTGACATGGCACTTTAAGGGTGATATGATTTATTCAATGGAACTGAAAAGCACAATAAGGAAAAGAGGTGAAATAAATGGTGCCAAACAGAGAGTATTTATTAGAGCTAGTTAGGGATAGAGATTGGTCTGGAAGTGAATTAGCTAGAAGAATGGGAATATCAAGATCAGAAGCAAATCGATTATTAAATGGAGAAAGGGTAGGAGGTAAAAAAACCATTGGTGGATTAATAAAAGCTTTTCCAGAGGAACCATTAGAGAAGCTTTTTATTTTTCCAAGCATGGAACCTAAAAACACCAATAATAAATAAATAGAAACAATAAGTTGATAGTGGCTGCAAAAGTCAAGATATTAGAACTAGAGAAAGGAGAGGAAGAGAATGAGCAAAATCAAACTGGCACTAGATGTGGTGGAGGATCTACGAAGTCTTGCAGATAGTATTGAAACTTTGGCAGGTACAGTAGAAGGAAATAAACCTAAAGAAAAGGTGGAAGTTAATCTACCAACTTTAGAGGAAGTCAGAGCAAAGTTAGCTTCTCTATCTAAAGCTGGAAAGCAAGCACAGGTAAGAGAGCTTATTACAGGCTTTGGAGTTAAGAAGTTATCTGACATACCAAGAGAAAAATACCCAGAATTATTAAAGAAAGCTGAGGTGATGTAATGGGAGAACACGCTCTACTCTCTGCTTCATCGGCTCACAGGTGGCTTAAGTGCAGCCCTAGTGTAAGGCTTGAAGAAGAGGTGGAAGATAGCACAAGCATTTATGCAAAGGAAGGAACTTTTATGCATGAATTAGGAGAGTTACATCTTAAACTTTTTCTAGATGATATTACAAAGGCAGAGTTCAATAAGAGACTAAAAGAAATGAAGCAAAATGACTTTTATACAGATGAGATAGAAAAAGCAGTAGAGATTTATGTAGATGCAGTAATTGAAAAGATTAATGAGGCAAGAGCTATTAGTCCTGATCCATTGATTCTCATAGAAGAAAGATTAGATTATAGCCCTTGGGTTAAAGAAGGATTTGGAACAGGAGATGTTCTTATTATTGCAGATGGAATTATTGAAGTTATTGATTTAAAAGGTGGCAAAGGAGTAGCGGTATCAGCAATAGCAAATCCCCAAATGCGTCTATATGCCTTAGGTGCAATTAACGGATTTGGAATGCTCTATGATACCCAGAAAGTTAGAATGACCATTATCCAACCAAGACTTGATAACATCTCCAGCGATGAAATGGAAGTAGAAGAACTTATACATTGGGGGAATAAAACAGTAAAGCCAAAGGCTGATGAAGCCTGGAAGGGAGAAGGTAAATTCAAGGTAGGAGAGCATTGTAGATTTTGTAAGGTGAAAGCCATATGCCGTTCAAGGGCAGAAGAGAATATGAAGTTAGCTTGTATGGATTTTAAGCCACCGCCACTTCTTATAGATGAAGAAATTGTAGAAGTACTAAATCAAATAGATGAGTTAACAAAATGGGCTAAGGATGTAGAAGCATATGCATTCAGCCAAGCAGTAAATGAAGGCAAAGAGTGGCCTGGATTTAAGCTGGTAGAGGGAAGAAGTTCGAGAAAGTATTCAGATGAAGATAAAGTTGCCAAAGCTTTACTTGCTGCAGGTTATTCAGAGGATAGGATATTTTCAAAATCTCTAATAAGCCTTACCAAGCTTGAAAAGAAATTAGGAAAGAAAGTATTTGAAGAAACCTTAGGAGATTTAATAATCAAACCTCCTGGAAAACTTCAGTTAGTTCCAGAGGAAGATAAAAGGCCTGCTCTAAGAAGCAGTGCAGAAATAGATTTTAAAAAGGAGATGTAATGATATGAGTACAAAAGTGATTACAGGAAAGGCATTATTAAGTTATGAACATTTACTGACACCTCAAGCAGGAATAGGAGGAGGGGAACCTAAGTATTCGGTTTCATTAGTAATACCAAAGAATGATAAAAAGACAATAGAAAAAATAGAAAAGGCAGTTCAAGAAGCTATAAAAGAAGGAGTAACAAGGTTTGGAGCTAAGTTTGGAAAAGGTGCTAACTTTAGAACACCTTTAAGGGATGGAGATTTAGATAAACCAGATGACCCATCATATAAAGACAGTTACTTTTTAAATGTAAACTCTAAAACAAAACCTGGAATAGTAGATAGAGATTTAAATCCAATATTAGACCCAACAGAAATTTATTCAGGTTGCTTTGGAAGGGCCAGTATAGTTGCATTCCCATATTCAGTTAATGGTTCTACTGGTGTGAGCTTTGCACTTCACAATGTCCAAAAGCTAGAAGATGGGGAACCCCTAGGCGGTAAGGCAAGACCTGAAGATGATTTTGAAGCTATAGATAATGACTTTGATGATATTTTAGGATAATGCCTTATGAAAATACTAGCTATCGATATTGAAACCTATAGTAGTGTAGACCTCGGTAAATCTGGGGTCTACGCCTATACTGAAGCAGAGGATTTTGAAATACTAATCATTGGTTATGCCTATGATGATGAAGAAGTACAGGTTGTAGATTTAGTAAGTGGTGAAAAGGTTCCAACTGATGTAGTAGAAGATATAACAAATCCTAAAGTAATTAAAACAGCTTTTAATGCACAGTTTGAAAGAACTTGTTTATCAAAATATTTTAAAGAGGAAATGTCACCAGAACAGTGGAGATGTAGCATGGCCCACGCATTAACTTTAGGCCTTCCTACCAGTTTAGCTGGTGTGGCTAGGTGTTTAAATCTAAAACAGCAAAAGATGAGTGAAGGGAAAGCACTAATTAGATACTTCTCAATTCCTTGTAAACCTACTAAAGCTAATGGGGGAAGAACTAGAAATCTTCCTCATCATGATAAGAATAAGTGGGAAACATTCAAAGCATATTGTAAGCAAGATGTGGAAGTGGAAAGGTCTATTCGTAAAAGATTAGAAAACTACCCCATGACAGATAAAGAATTAAAGCTGTGGTTTTCAGACCAAAGAATTAATGATGGAGGGGTTAGAGTTAATAAAGAATTAGTAGAAAATGCCATTCACTGCGATGAAATCTACCAAAAGGAATTATTAGACGAAGCTATAGATTTAACAGAACTTGAAAATCCTAACAGCCCAGCCCAGCTAAAGACTTGGCTTAAAGATAAATATGATATTAAAGTAGATAGTTTATCTAAGGAAAAGGTATCAGAGCTATTAGATGAAGCCCAGAACCCTACAGTAAGAAGAGTTTTAGAGTTAAGGCAAGATATGTCTAAGACTTCAGTTAAGAAATATGAGGCTATGGAAAGAGCCATGTGTAAGGATGAAAGAATACGAGGATTACTGCAGTTTTATGGGGCCAATCGAACTGGTAGATGGGCAGGGAGGCTAGTTCAAGTTCACAATCTTCCAAGAAATGATATGAGTGATTTAGATTTAGCAAGGGAAATTCTTCTAGCTGGAGATTATGAAACACTAGAACTTTTATTTGATTCAGTACCAGATGTATTATCTCAGCTTATTAGAACTGCTTTTATTCCCTCTCCTAATTCAAGATTCATAGTAGCAGACTTTAGTGCTATAGAAGCTAGAGTTATAGCTTGGCTTGCAGGAGAGAAATGGAGAATGGATGTGTTTAATTCTCATGGAAAGATATATGAAGCTTCAGCATCTCAAATGTTTGGAGTTCCTGTAGAAGAAATTCATAAGGGCAGCGTCTTAAGACAGAAAGGAAAGATTGCAGAGTTGGCCCTTGGATATGGAGGAAGTAAAGGTGCCTTAAAGGCTATGGGTGCAATAGACATGGGACTTAGTGAAGAAGAACTACCTGAGCTTGTATATGCTTGGAGAAAGTCCAATTCAAATATAGTTAGACTTTGGTGGGATGTAGAAAGTGCTGCAATTAAAGCAGTTAAGGAAAGAACTGTAGTTAGTATGCAATATGGTCTTAAGTTCTACTTTAAATCAGGAGTGTTATTTATAAGACTACCCTCTGGTAGAAGCCTTGCTTATGTAAGGCCTAGGATTGAAATAGATGAAAGATTTAATAAAGATAAATTGACCTATGAAGGTATAGAAGGAATGAAGTGGGGTCGCATTGACACCTATGGAGGAAAATTAACAGAGAATATTATACAAGCCATAGCAAGGGACTGTTTAGCTGAATCTATGCTAAAGCTTGAAAAGTATGGATATAGGATTGTATTTCATGTCCACGATGAAGTTATACTAGATGTTCCAAAGGATAATGGCTCATTAGAAGAAGTGGAGGAAATTATGGGGGTTGATATCCCTTGGGCTCCAGGACTTCCATTAAGAGCTGAAGCCTTTGAGAGTGATTACTATAAAAAAGACTAGGTGGGTCATGAAATACGACCTACCTAAAGAGGAAGGTGATATTAGTGAAACCAATTATCTATGTATGTTCTCCCTTAAGGGGAGATGTTAAAAGGAATATAAATAAAGCTATAGGTTACTCAAGGTATGTCTATGTCAAGAGTGGTATTCCCTTGGCACCTCATACCATCTTTACTCAGTTTTTAGATGACGAGGATGAAGAGGAAAGAAACGCAGGAATAGATATGGGGCTTGAACTTTTAAATATATGTGATGAACTATGGGCCTTTGGAGATAAAATCTCTGTGGGAATGCTTAATGAAATTGAAAGGGCTAAGTCACTAGGGATTATAGTAAGAAGGTTTAATGAAAGGTGTGAACCTTTGGATGAATAGGGAAACCATTAAGTTTATAAAACTTCTAAAAGACTATAGGGGAATTTTTCCAAGACAAACCATTAAAACCTTACGAGGTCAGGCATTAGCTGGAGACATAGAAGGAGCAAAGAAGGGCCTTAAGAAAGAGGTGAGTAAATATGCAAGAGCCATATAAGCTTAAAGAACCTAAATTAAAACATGATGGAGTTCTTACCATTGCTACAGGTAGAAGTAGAAAAGAAATGAACTGGAAGAATCGAGAGATGCTATGGTCGGAGTTAGTAGAGAAATTAAGCAGTACAACTAGAACATATGAAACCTATGAAGAATACAAGAAGCTATCTAAATCTAAGAAAGATGAAGTAAAAGATGTAGGTGGTTTTGTAGGTGGAACTTTAAAGGAAGGCAGAAGAAAAGCTGATAATGTAGTTTGGAGGCAAATTGTAACACTTGATGCTGACTTTGTTAAGGGAGATTTATGGGCAGGTGTTGAGACCAAGTTTGGATATGGATGTGTAATGTATTCAACTCACAGCCACAGTCCTAAAGCTCCAAGATTAAGACTTGTTATTCCACTAAAAAGAGCAATAACTCCTGATGAATATGGAGCAGTATCAAGAAGAATTGCAGCAGATTTAGGCATAGATTTCTTTGATGATACCACCTATGAGCCACATAGATTGATGTATTGGCCATCAACTTCTTCTGATGGAGAGTTTATTTTCAAAGTATTAGATGAAGAATGGGTAGATCCAGATGAAATACTTGCAAGGTATAAAGATTGGAGAGACTCTTCCTATTGGCCTGAAAGTTCAAGGACTAAAGAGAATAGAAAGAGATTAGCAGAAAGACAAGGAGATCCTAAAGAAAAGCCAGGTGTAGTAGGTGCCTTTTGTAGGACATACTCTATCATTGATGTAATTGAGAAGTTTTTATCTGATATATACTCACCTTGTGAAACTTCTAATAGATACACATATATTCCAGGATCATCTGCAGGTGGATTAGTTATATATGAAAATGGAGACTTTGCATATTCACACCATGGCACCGACCCCATTAGTGGCAAACTATGTAATGCTTTTGATTTAGTTAGACTTCATAAGTTCGGTGAATTAGATGAAGAGGCAAAGGAAGGAACACCAGTAAATAAGCTGCCATCTTATCTTTCTATGCAGAAGTTAGCTAGAGAGGATTTAGAGGTTAAAAAGACTATAGCTAGTGAAAGGATGACTTCAGCTAGTGAGGATTTTAATGAGGAAGATTGGCAAGTAAACCTTGAAATTAATAATAAGGGAGAGCTTAAAAATACTCTTACCAATATAATTCTTATACTAAGACATGATCCACAACTTAACAGTATTTTTTATAACGAGCTTCGAGAAGGTGTTGATGTAGAAGGAGATGTTCCCTGGAAAAGGTTAAAGTCTGGGTGGAATAAAACTGATGAAGCATCTCTTGCTGGATATATTGATTTAAACTATAACCTTTATGCACCAGGAAAGCTTAAGGAGGCTGTATTAAAAGTAGCCGTTGAAAGGTCTAGACATCCAGTAAAGGAGTATCTATTAAATCTTCCAAAATGGGATGGTGTTAAAAGAGTAGATACCCTATTAGTTAAATATCTAGGAGCAGAAGATAATATCTACACCAGAGAAGCAACGAGAAAGACACTAGTTGCAGCAGTAGCAAGAACCATGAATCCAGGAATTAAATTTGATACAGTTCTAGTTTTAAATGGGCCACAGGGAATAGGAAAGAGTACTTTGTTTTCAAAGCTAGGAGGAAAGTTTTTTAGTGATTCTCTTTCCATCTCAGATATGAGAGATAAAACTGCAGCGGAAAAACTTCAAGGTTACTGGATACTTGAAATTGGAGAACTAGCTGGAATTAGAAAAATTGATGAAGAGACATTAAAGTCTTTTTTATCAAGGCAAGATGATAAGTTTAGAGCAAGTTATGGATACTCAGTAGAAGACCATCCAAGACAGTGTATTATTGTAGGCACCACAAATCAAGAAGCAGGATTTTTAAGGGATATTACTGGTGGGCGTAGGTTTTGGCCAGTTAAGACTCCAGGAGATACTAAATTAAAACCTTGGGATATAGATGATGTAGACCAGATTTGGGCAGAAGTAATGGAATATTACCATAAAGGTGAATCTTTAGTATTAAGTAATGAAGCTGAAAAAATAGCAAATGCAGCCCAAGTGGATGCTTTAGAAAGTGATGATAGAGAAGGAGTAGTTAGAGAATATTTAGATATGCTCCTTCCAACGAACTGGGATGATATGGACTTATATGCAAGAAGAAGCTTTATTCGTGGTGATGAGTTTAGCGATAATGTTATAGGAACTGTAAGAAGAGAGCAAGTCTGCACCATGGAAATTTGGTGTGAGCTATTTGGTAAAGAAGCTACTGCCATGAGAAAGATAGACTCTTATGAGATAAATGCAATAATGAGAAAGATTGATGGATGGGAAAAGTACACTGGAAACAAGCAGGGAAATGCCAAAGTTCCTCTCTATGGAATACAAAGAATTTATGTTAGATGCGATAAACAAGATTAAACAAGATTTAGGCTTGTTACCATTCTTGTTTACTACCCCTACCCTAGTTATATTAAGGCTTTAATTTATATTATTAACAAGATAAACAAGATTATATATATAGATAAATAAAATAAAGAATATATAGGTATATGTATATGCCTAATCTCTATAATTAAGAGTAGTCTATAGGAAATTCTTGTTACTTGTTTATTGAAAACCTTTTAAAAGTTACTAAAAGCCTTATAAATACTGAAGTGTAGAGATTAACAAGATTGTTAACAAGATTTGTACTTGTTTAAGAAATGGGGAGTGTTTGAGATTTTAGAGAGTAAAATAGAGGCTAGATTAAAACGGGAGGTAGAAGATTTAGGTGGCCTTGCACTTAAGTTCACCTCTCCAGGAATGGCAGGTGTGCCTGATAGATTAGTCTTACTACCAAAAGGAAAAATCTACTTTGTAGAACTAAAAGCACCTGGGAAAAATTTAAGGCCTCTCCAATTAAAAAGAAAAGAGCAACTGGAAAGCTTAGGCTTTAAAGTTTATGTAATAGATTCATATGAAAAAATAAATGTATTTTTACAGGAGGTGGTTGATTGAAATATAAACCTTATGATTATCAAGAATACGCTACTCAGTGGATTTTAGATAAAGAAAAAGCAGGATTACTGCTGGATATGGGAATGGGCAAGAGTGTTATTACACTAACAGCCATAGATGAATTAATGTTTAACTACTTTGAAGTATCAAAAGTTTTAGTTATAGCACCTCTTCGTGTAGCGGAAAGCACATGGGATGAAGAAGCAGCTAAATGGGATCATTTAAAACATCTAAAAATATCTAAGGTTCTAGGAACGGAAAAAGAAAGAATCAATGCCTTATACACAAAAGCTGATATTTACATCATCAACCGAGAAAATGTGAAATGGCTAGTAGATAAATGTGGTAAGGACTGGCCCTTTGACATGGTGGTAATAGATGAATTATCCAGTTTTAAATCCCATAGAGCACAAAGGTTTAAAGCCTTAAGAAAGGTAAGGCCCTTTATGAAACGAGTAGTGGGCCTTACTGGAACCCCAGCACCAAATGGACTTATAGATTTATGGTCCCAAATTTATCTATTAGATGGTGGAGAAAGGCTAGGAAAAACCATTACTGGGTACAGGGAGAAGTACTTCTTACCAGATAAGAGAAATCAACATATAGTATTCACCTATAAGTTAAAGGAAGATGCCGAGGAAGCCATCTATGAAAAACTATCAGATATTTGTGTCAGTATGAAAGCAGAGGATTATTTAAAACTACCAGAAAGAATTAATAATATCATACCAATTTATCTGCCAAAGAAGGCAAAGGATAAATATGACCAACTGGAAAGAGACTTATTACTGCCACTTAAAGATTCAGATATTGTAGCAAATACAGCAGGTGTTCTAGCTAATAAGCTACTCCAAATGTCCAACGGTGCTGTCTATGATGAAGATGGGGATGTTCGGGAAATACACAATGCAAAGCTTAAAGCATTAGAGGACACTATAGAAGCTGCAAACGGAAAGCCAGTATTAATCTTTTATTCCTATAAGCATGATTTAGATAGAATTAGAAAGCACCTAAAAAGAGATGATTTAACAGTTCTTGATACATCTGAAGATATAAAGAATTGGAATGAAGGTAAAATACCAATTATGCTGGCCCACCCAGCTAGTGCTGGACATGGATTAAACCTTCAAGCTGGTGGAAATATCATCATCTGGTTTGGACTTACTTGGAGCCTTGAATTATATAGTCAAGCAAACGCAAGACTTTATAGACAAGGCCAAAAGCAAAATGTAATCATCCATCACTTAGTATCCAAAGGTACTATGGATGAAGATGTTATGAAAGCACTTGAAGGTAAAGAAGTAGGACAAGAAGCATTGCTAAATGCAGTAAAGGCGAGGGTTAGGAAGATGGGAGGTAATGAGAATGAATGCTAAAGAATATCTATCTCAAGCTATGTGGCTTGATAAAAGTATAAATAATAAACTGGAGCAAATGGAAAGACTGAAAGCTATAGCAGAGAAGGTTACTGTAGATTTTACTCAGGAGAAAGTATCTGGAGGAAAAGCTACAACAAGTCCTATGGAAGATGCTACTGTTAAACTTATAGATTTAAGCTATGAAATAAATGATGATATTGATAGATTAATTGATTTAAAAAGAGAAATCCTGGATGTCATAGGTCAAGTGGAAGATGTCAGTTACCAACTGCTATTAGAGATGAGATATATAAACAACAAGGGCTGGGATGATGTAGCTAGATGTATGGGATATGATAAAAGGTGGATAATGAGACTTCATGGTAGAGCTTTAAAAGAAATTGATGAAATTTTAAAAGAAGCCACTAAAAGCCATTGAAAGCCACTTAATAAATGTAGTATTATATAAGATGTAAAGGTATAGAAAAATCAAGAACACCATATGCTGTTTGAATAGGCCGAGGTTATATCAATTTGATTCCAAGGAAACGCAGCATTCTTGAATACAAGCCCCAAAGAGGGCTTTTTTCTATGCCTGGAATTTAAAAAAGCTAATGACATATAAAACTAAGAGTGATACAATGTTAATATAGATACTAAAGATGTTTTTTAAAACAAATGGGGGATAAAAATGAGTTGTATGAATTATGAGGATTTATCTAATTATATAATTGCTTATTGTAATTCGCATAACTTAGAAATTTCAAATAAAAAACTTCAAAAATTAATGTATTATTGTCAGGCCTGGAGTTTGGCTTTAAATGATGAAAAGCTAATAAGCAATGGTTTTGAGGCTTGGAGACATGGTGCAGTTTTAAGACCTTTATATTTTAAATATTCTAAATGTGGGTATAATAATATACACATGGATACAAACTTAGTAAACAATATTTTAGAGAGTGCAATGAGTAATATTTCTGATTATAAATTGAATATAATTAATAAAGTTCTAGAAACATATAGTTCATATACTGCAAATGAGCTAGAAGCGATGAACCATCAAGAAATTCCTTGGATTGAAGCTAGAGGGGACCTAAATGATAGTGAGATTTGTGATGAAGTAATAGATACTGATTTAATGAAGCGATATTATAAGTCCAAAGCCTTAGAGAGGGGGATGAAAGAAGTGAAAAATAACATATTCAAATTTTCACCCGCTAGATTAAAGAAAGCTCAGGACAACTTAAGAAAAAAGGAAGTTTTTAAGGTGAATGAAGATAATTATGTAGAATATGAGAAATTCATCTTAAATTCCTATGAGGCTACATTAGATACAACGGAGAGAGCAGAATATGTCAAAACAATATAAAGACCTAGAGGCTTTAAAAGATGACAGGGAATTTGCATTTGGTAAGATATGGAAATTAAGAGATGAATTGATAAGATTGCTTCCAAGTGATAGAGTTGTTAATAAGAGAAACTTACACCCCTCCAGAACTGTATTAGTTGTACAAAACTGTTTAGAGAATAATGATGAAGAATCTTTGCTAATAAGAGTTGCACCAATTACAACAACTATAAGATTTCTACAAAAGTTTGATGTTCTTTTATACCCGAATGAAGGAGATATAAAAAGAGATGATGTATTAAGAAAATGTATGGCCCAAATACAGTTAACTCAACCTATTTTAAAAAAAGATATGTATGAAAAAGTGGGAGAAATATCAAATGAGAAGAAAGAAGAAGTAGCTGCTATTAAGTTAGAACTTCTTGGGATTAATTTAGATGATCTTTTACAAGAATAGATTTTTAAGATTAATGTAAAATACAAAGATACTTTAGGATGAATGCCTAAAGTGTTATAAATGTCAAATATGGGGAGTCACGAGTGGGCTACCTGGTATAATTATACTGAGGAACAAAAACTTATAAAGTTTTTAGCGAGAAGGTGCCTGTACCTACTCGTATTTTTGTTCAAATACTATTTAGCTTAACATTTGGTTAGGCACTTAATATTTCTTAGGGTGGCTTGGGTCGCCCATTTTTATTTAAAACGATCTGATCTAAAGTTTTATAGAATGACAAGCTCTAGAGCATTTAGCTTTAGGGCTTTTTCTATGCCCAATTTTAGGAGATGAAACAAATGAATAAATGTAAGAAATGCGTCTGGGGAGCATGGCTTTCACCTAATATGGTGTATTGCATGTTCCCTAGTTGCTTTAAAGATAAAGAGGTGAAAGAGGATGCCAAGGAAACCAAAGAAGCCCTGCAAGTACCCAGGCTGTCCAGAGCTAACAGAAGGGAACTATTGCAAGATGCATCAAAAGGAAATTAATAGAGAATACAACTGTAGTAATAGACCATATAAGAAACTATACAACAGCAGTCGCTGGCAAGATTTAAGAAGGTATGTATTAAACAAACAACCTCTCTGTGTAGAGTGTTTAAAGAATAATAGGATTACCCCAGCAACAGTGGTAGACCATATAAAACCTCATAAAGGTAACGAAGACTTATTCTATGACATTAATAATCTTCAATCCCTGTGCAAGTCCTGCCATGATAGGAAGACTGCCAAGGAAGACGGCAGATGGAAGAGAAAGGTTTACACCTATTGACCCCTAGGGCGGGGTGAAGATTTTAAAACCCTCTAGCCCAGGAACGGGGCGGCCCCCTCGTGCAAGAATTCGCAAAATTCCATAGGGGGGTATAGAAGCAAAATAGCCCTCTTTTGAGAGCTATTTAATATATCGCTTTAGTTGTTGATAAAAGTTTTCACGAGTTCCAGCAAGAAGCACAACAATCTTTTTACCATTAACTTCATTGATGGTATAGGCAATTTCGTAATTTATACCTTTATACTTTACATCAAAACCATAAATTCCAGCCAAATCACCACGTTTTGGTTGACCGATATAAGGATTTTCACTTAATTTTAGTAAAGCTGTTTTATATGCATTTTTTAAAGGTTTTTCCTTTAATTTTTTAAAAAAACGTTCAGCTTGAGGACTGAATAATATTTCGTACATAATCAGTCCTCTGAACCAAAGATGTCATCAAAGTTTGCTGCTTTCTTTTCACCAGCTGCAATGGTATCTGCTTCTTCAAGCATATTGGTAACAGCTTTTTTAATATTTTTGCTTTGTGTTTCAAACTGCTTTACTAGTTCATCACCTGAATATCCTTGAGAAACTAGGTCTTTTAGTATTTCAACGGAAAACTCACTAGGTTCTCTATGAAGAGGTTGAATAACAATTTTACCATCTTCAAGTGAGCATTCAACTTCGCTTCCAAGTTCAAGATGTTTATAGAATTGTAAAGGTATCGTAATTTGACGCTTCTTTGAAACGCTGATTATTTTACGATCCATAATATCACGCTCCATAACAATTGTAGGCATATTTGTAACCTCCTTTATAGTATATGCTAAATTCATAAATATAATACCTATATCTTTGTATCTTTATAAACATTATAACAAAGAAACAAAGAAAATTCAATAAAAAATAAAGAGGTGAGTGAAATATTGAAAACAACAGAAGAATTAAAACTAATTAATATAGATGAGTTGATACCTTATGCAAATAATGCTAGAACCCATAGTAAAGACCAAATTAATAAATTGAGAAGTAGCCTTAGAGAATTTGGTTTTATAAATCCCATCCTTATAGATAAGGATTATAATATCTTAGCTGGCCATGGCAGAGTAATGGCAGCAAGGGAAGAAGGAATAAAAGAAGTTCCCTGTGTGTTAGTGGAACATTTAACAGAGGCCCAGAAGAAGGCCTATATTTTAGCAGATAATAGACTGGCTATGGATGCAGGCTGGGATGATGAGATGTTAGCTTTAGAATTAGAAAATTTAAAAGAACTGGATTTTGATATGGACCTTACAGGCTTTGATGCTGCAGAAATAGATGAGCTTTTTAGTAATATCCACGATAAAGATGTGCAGGATGATGATTTTGATGTAGATGCAGCTTTAGCAGAAGAGCCTATTTCAAAACAGGGTGATATTTGGCTACTTGGAAGGCACAGACTTATTTGTGGAGATAGTACCAAGGCAGAAATTTATGAGAAACTAATGGAAGGAAAGAAAGCAAATCTCTGTGTTACAGACCCTCCTTACAATGTGAATTATACAGCTGGAAGTGAAAATGAGAGAAAAATTAAAAATGACAATATGGAAGATAAAAACTTTTATGAATTCCTATTAGCTTCATTTAAAAATATATTTAATTCTCTTGATGATGGTGCTGCAGCTTATATATTCCATGCAGATACAGAAGGGTTAAATTTTAGAAAGGCTTTCAAGGATGCAGGATTCCATCTTGCTAATGTGTGTATTTGGGCCAAGCAATCATTGGTATTAGGTCGTTCTGATTATCAATGGCAGCACGAGCCTATTCTTTATGGGTGGAAACCTACGGGAAAGCATAGATGGTATGCAGATAGAAAACAAACAACTATCTGGAATTTTGATAGGCCTACAAAATCAGAACTTCATCCAACTATGAAACCAGTACCTCTTGTAGCTTATCCGATCCAAAATAGTAGCATGAGTAACTGTATTGTATTAGAACCTTTTGCTGGCAGTGGTTCTACTTTAATTGCCTGCGAGCAGTTAGGAAGAATTTGTTATGCAATAGAACTTGATGAAAAATATGCAGATGTTATTGTGAAAAGATATATTGAGTATGTTGATTCTTATGAAGAAGTTTTTCTAATAAGAAATGAGGAGAAAGTACCATATAAAGGGCTTATGAAATCTACTAGAAACTAAAATACAAAGTATGTGATTTAGACTAATTTTTATTTAAAATTCTTGAAAATCAAATAATTTAATGATATAATTGCACTAAAATACCCGCACTGCTAATTGCAATGCGGATAATGAGGTGCAATTATGATTGAAAAAGGTGTTATCTATAAAGAATTTAAAAATCGTGGTGGAGTATTAAAAACATCAGAACTTAATGCGTTAGGGCTTTCAAGTCGGCAAATAAAGAAACTTGTAGATAGTGGAGATATTACAAGAATTAAACGTGGTTATTATGAACTATCAGATAATATCTATCCAGAAGAAGCTGTAATAGCAAGACTATTTCCAGATGCAGTAATTTTTCTTGAAAGTGCACTGATGCATTATGGATATACAGATAGAATACCTCTAGCATGGCAAATAGCTGTGGATAGAGACAGTGAAAAAAGTCAGTATAAAATTGACTACCCATTAATAGAAGTCTTTTATATTGAACCAAAATTACTAGAAATCGGCTTGGATGTAATTCAAGTAGAAGAGGTAGAGATAAAAATATTTAATCGAGATCGCACTATATGTGATGTTCTTCGCTATGAGAATAAGTTGGAGAGAGAAGTATTTACTAATGCAATAAAACGTTATATAAAAGATCCAAAGAAAAATGTGAGAAACCTATTTGAATATGCTGAGAAATTTAATATTAAGAATAAGACACAGACATATATAGGAGTGTGGTTGTAATGGGAAATATTGAAGCGTCAGTTTTAGCAAGACTAAAAAACAAATCGAAAGAACAAGGCATCCCATTGCAACAGCTACTAAATTTATTTTGCCAGGAAGAATTTATTCGAAGGCTTTCGGGGAGTAACTATAAAGAAAATCTTATTCTTAAGGGTGGTTTTCTATTATATTCAATTAGTGGATTTACTACGAGGCCAACAGTTGATGCAGATTATCTTTTAAAGAATTATTCAAATGATTTAGACGCTATTGAAAAGCTTGTTAGAGAAGTTATTTCTTCACCTAGTAATAATGATTTTGTAGAGTTTAAAATTAGAGGTTTAGAGGAAATTAGTGAGGTTAAAGAGTATCATGGTATCAGAGTCAACCTTACTGGTATTATTGGAAGAACAAAGACACCTTTTAGTATAGACTTTGGAGTTGGGGATATTATTGTACCTTCTCCAGTTGAAAGAACTCTACCAGTATTACTTCCAGAGTTTGAAAAACCTGAGGTATTAACTTATTCTTTAGAATCTACAGTAGCGGAGAAATTAGATGCGATCATATCTTTAATGGAAGCTACAGGTCGTATGAAGGATTTTTATGATATATATTATTTAGCGACAACATTTGATTTTGAGGGTAGAAAGCTTCAAGAAGCAATCTATGAAACATTATCTAATCGAGGTACACCATATGAAAAAGACTCTGTTATTGTAATTGCAAGACTTGCTAAAGATAATCAAATTCAAAAGAGATGGAACAATTTCTGTAAAAAGATATTAAAATATGAACTTGATTTTACTGATGTAGTTAATATAATTGTTGATTTTACTTCGCCACCATATCAATCGATAATTGAAGAAGACGAATTTTTTAAAAATTGGAGATATAAAGACAGGAAATATATCTAATCAAAAGTAGGCTTTTACTAGCCTGCTTTTTTATTTGAATAAATCTCGATATAACCCTTGCAATTCCCTGTGTTTAGAGTGATATATGTAAGTAACCTAAATACAGGAGGGATTGAAATGGATAGAAAGGAATTAGTAAAAATCTTAGGTGAGCATTTTGGAGTGAAGCCTAAGTATCTAGGAGTACCAAGCTTTCAATATCAAATAGAAACACCTAAAGAAACTTACATCATAGATAGGGAGGGAAAGATTATGACATCTCTTGGAGTAGAAGTAGAATTTGAAGAACTACTAGCTGGGCCTGAAGAACCTATTGGCTACGAATTAGAAATACCCATGGATGGCCACAGTGGTAGAACCTTAAGAAATATTGTAAACATGATTTACAGCAGGCAGCCTTTAATTAAAAAAGCATTGGGAATTGAAGAAAATATAGTAGAAGAGGACTTTGTTATTAAAATTAACGAAGCAGATATTAACAGCGTAGATAGTTTTGAAAGAGCATTAAATAAAATTGAAGAGGGAGGACATCCTGGAATAGAATTTGATTTTAAGGATAAAACCATCACCTTTAAGCATACAGGAACTGAAGCAGCTACTTGGCTTTTTGCACTAATCAATAAAAATGCTAAGGCCCAAAGTAGAGCTTTAGCTAAAGTGAAACCTACCGACAATGAAAAATACACTTTTAGAACTTGGCTAACAAGACTGGGAATGATAGGAGATGAGTATAGAGAAATTAGAAAAGAACTACTTCAAAATCTAAGTGGCAACAGTGCATTTAGGTATCCAGTGAAGGAGGAAGACTAATGACTAAACCAAGGTGTAAATTAATCGGTGAAGATGGAAACATATTTAATCTTATGGGGATTGCATCTAGAACCCTTAAAAAAGCTGGTATGAAAGATAAAGCAGACGAAATGGTAAAAAGGATAATGGAATCTGGGTCTTATATTGAAGCTTTAGCTGTTATTTCTGAATATGTTGAAATAGTGTAAAATACTATGTTTCTTTTGAAAATAGTACTTGCTATTTATCCCTTTTAGAGTGATATATATACACAACGAAAACACACTGAAAGGAGATAAAACCATGGCAGACAGAGGCTTTTTAAAAGGAAACTTTGGAATTGAGATTGAACTAACAGGAATTACAAGAGAAAAGGCAGCAAAAATTGTGGCAGAGCATTTAGGGGGAAGCATTCAAAAACAGTATGATTATTACGATAGCTACAAAGTTACTGCACCGGATGGAAGGGTTTGGAAAGTTATGTATGACGGAAGCTTGAGATGCCAAAGAAAAGTAAATGGGCAAAAGGTTGCGGCAGGAAGAGAATACAGCGTAGAAATTGTTAGCCCAATCTTAACCTACGAAGAAGACGTTGAAACTTTGCAGGAGATGGTGAGAAAAATCAGAAAGGCAGGAGGATTTTCAAACTCAACAGCAGGAATTCACATACACCTAGATGGAGCAGACCATACACCAAGAAGCTTAAGAAACTTTGTAAACATCATCTACGCTAGAAACGATTTGCTTTACGAAAGCCTACAAATTGAAAGGGAAAGAATGCGTTACTGCAAGAAGATGGATAAAGATTTAGTGGAAAGAATGAATAAGAAAAAACCTAAAACTTTCAAAGAAATTGAGGACATTTGGTACAAAGGCTACGGCTCCAGCAGGGAAAGACACTACCATGAAAGCAGATATCATTTTCTAAACCTTCACAGTTTTTTCAACGGAGTAGGAACAGTAGAACTTAGGGGATTTAATGGAACTCTTCATGCAGGAAAAATAAGAAGCTACATTGTTTTGGCCTTAGCCATAAACAACCAGGCCTTAACCCAAAAGAGTGCTAGCACCAAAAAGCCACAATTAGAAAATCCAAAGTTTGCAATGAGAACTTGGCTAAACCGAATAGGACTTATCGGAGAAGAATTCAAAAACTGCAGGGAGCACTTAACCAAACACCTAGAAGGAAGTGCAGCTTGGAGATTTCGAAGAGCCGCATAGAGAAACTTAAAAATAGCGGCAGGCCCAAGAGCCACAGAGGGGGAAACCCCTCTTAAGCTGGTAGAAGGACTCCCTCACTTAAAGTAAAGGCCACACAGGCCAAGTAGTGGGGAAATATTGGGCCCTTTGGAAAGGATGAATCAAAATGAAAAGACTATATGTTGCTTATGGTTCAAATCTTAACCTAGAGCAAATGAGCTACCGATGTCCTACTGCCAAGGTTTATGGAAAGGGAATGCTCTATGGCTACAGGCTGCTTTTTAAAGGTGTACCTGGAAATGCCTATTTAACCATTGAACCCTGCAAAGGTAAAAAAGTGCCAGTACTTGTATGGGAAGTAGAGCCTAAAGATGAACTAGCCCTTGATAGGTATGAAGGCTATCCTAGCTTTTACTACAAAGAAGATATACCAGTGGAACTTGAGACTGGTGAAATTGTAACTGCCATGGTTTACATTATGACCAATAAGATTAAGGATAGGATTCACTTAAATTCTCCAAGTCAAAGTTATTTAAGAACTGTAAAGGAAGGATACAAAAGTGCTGGATTTGATTTGAGTTTCATTGATGAAGCCATTGAAATCAGCACAAAGAGGGAAAAATAAGCCCCACACTTGCCCTGTAAGGGCTTTTTAAAGAGGTAATGGGGCAATTACCCTAGGGGTTTTAAACTACAAAGGAATTGGAAGATAGAAAAATCAGAAGGAAGGCCTAAAATAAGGGCCTTTTTTCTTCACTATAAATTGGAGGTGATAGCAATGGCGACACGAGGAAGAAAGCCAAAACCAACTGCACTAAAGGTCTTGGAAGGGAATCCTGGAAAAAGACCTTTAAATGATAAAGAACCAAAGCCTGAGAAAAAAGCTCCCGAATGTCCGTCATGGCTGGAGCCTGAAGCTAAGAAAGAATGGGAGCGAATGGCTAAAACTATGGAGGCCATTGGAATACTAACTGAAGTGGACATGGCAGCCTTTGCTGGATACTGTCAAGCCTATGCTAGATGGAAAGAAGCTGAAGAATTTCTATCAAAGCATGGCACTATTTTTAAAACCCCATCAGGATATATTCAACAGGTGCCACAGGTATCCATTGCCCAGACATATCTTAAGGTTATGAAGGATTTCTGTTCTGAATTTGGACTTACCCCTGCTGCTCGTACAAGAATTCAGGTAAATACAGGGGAGACTGATACCGATGATCCAATGGAAAAATTACTGAGGGTTAAATAATGTTTGATGAAAAGAAAGCAGAACGAGCAGTGAAATTTATAAATAACCTTAAACATACAAAAGGTGTATGGCATGGCGTACCTTTTGACCTTTTACCTTGGCAAGATAAAATCATACGAGATATATTTGGAACTGTAAAAGAAGATGGTTATAGAAAATATAATACAGCTTATGTGGAAATTCCAAAGAAAAATGGGAAGAGTGAACTTGCTGCAGCTATAGCCCTATATCTTACCTGTGGTGATGGAGAATGGGGTGCTGAAGTTTATGGATGTGCAGCTGATAGGCAGCAGGCTTCTATCGTATTTGATGTAGCAGTAGATATGGTAGATCAATGTCCTGCTTTAAAGAAAAGAATAAAACCAATTCTATCTCAAAAGAGATTAGTGTATATGCCTACAGCTAGTTTTTATCAGGTTCTATCTGCTGAAGCATTTACAAAGCATGGGCTTAATGTTCATGGAGTAATTTTTGATGAACTACATGCCCAGCCTAATAGACAACTTTATGATGTAATGACCAAAGGAAGTGGAGATGCGAGATGCCAGCCACTTTTCTTTTTAATTACTACTGCTGGAACTGATAGGCATTCTATTTGCTGGGAAGTTCACCAAAAGGCAGATGATATAATAAGGGGCAAAAAGCATGATCCTACCTTCTACCCTGTTATTTATGGAATTGAAGATAGTGATGATTGGACAGATGAAGCTAATTGGTATAAAGCTAATCCATCCTTGGACCATACTATTGATATAGAAAAAGTAAGGATGGCTTTTATAAGTGCAAAGGAAAATCCAGCAGAAGAGAACTTATTTAGGCAACTAAGGCTTAATCAATGGGTGAAGCAATCTGTAAGATGGATGCCAATGCATTTATGGGATAAGTGCTCATTTGAAGTAAATCCTGAAAAACTAAAAGGAAGAGAGTGTTATGGTGGACTTGACCTTTCAAGTTCCATAGATATTACAGCTTTTGTTTTAGTTTTTCCACCTGTTCCAGATGACGATAAATACTATGTACTTCCATACTTTTGGATACCAGAGGAGAACTTAGATTTAAGAGTTCGAAGGGACCATGTTCCTTATGATATTTGGAAACAGCAAGGCTACCTTCAAACCACTGAAGGGAATGTTATACACTATGGTTTTATAGAAAAGTTCATAGAAGAACTATGGAAGGATTATAACATTAAAGAAATAGCCTTTGATAGATGGGGAGCTGTGCAAATGACACAAAACCTAGAAGGTGCAGGATTTACAGTAGTTCCCTTTGGGCAAGGATACAAAGATATGAGCCCACCTACAAAGGAACTTATGAAATTAACACTAGAGGAAAAAATAGCCCATGGAGGCCATCCAGTACTATCTTGGATGATGGATAATATTCATGTAAGAACCGATCCAGCTGGAAATATAAAACCTGATAAGGAAAAATCCACTGAAAAAATAGATGGTGCTGTGGCTTTAATTATGGCATTAGATAGAGCAATAAGAAATGAAGGAAGTAAATTTGATATAAATGAAAATTCAACAGAGGAAATGCTAGATAAACTTTGGAGTTAGAAGGGGTGATGATATTTGAGTGTATTTAATAGGTTAAAGAATATATTTAGTCCTAAAGCTGAAGCGTTACCAGAGGAAATATCATTAAACGATAGAAGGCTTTTAGAAATATTAGGAGTTGAAAATAGCGAGTTTAATTACAAAGGTAAAAATGCACTAAAGGAAGCCACTGTGTTTTCCTGTATTAGAATATTGGCTGATAGCGTAGGTAAACTTCCTACTAAGGTATATAAAAATAATAATGGAAGGCAAAGTGCGACAGAACATTATCTAACCCCAATTTTAAAGATTAGACCTAATACTTGGATGAGTGCCAGGGATTTTTTTAAGGCTTTAGAAGTTCAGAGAAATATCTATGGAAATGCTTATGCTTGGATTGAATTTGAAACAGTTGGTAAAAATGCAGGTCATGTTACAGGAATATATCCCTTAGATAGTTCTAAAGTAGAAATATATATTGATGATATAGGACTACTACCTCATAAAGGTAGACTTTGGTATGTTTACACCGATAAAAAAGGTACTCAGTATAGGATTGATCCTGATGAGATGTTACATTTCAAGGGACTAACCAGCGATGGAATATTGGGTATGACTCCATTAGAACAACTTAAAAACACCATAGAAAATGCAGGAGCTGCAAGTGAATATTTAAATAACTCTTTTAAAACTGGGCTTCAAACCAAAGGAATTATTCACTATATAGGAGATTTAAACCCAGAGGCCCAAAGAGTATTTAGAGAGAGATTTGAACAGATGGCCAGTGGACTTAAAAATGCTAACAGGGTATCCCTTCTTCCCATAGGATATCAGTTTCAGCCTTTGAGTTTAACCATGGCAGATGCCCAGTTTATAGAAAACACTCAGCTTACCGTAAAGCAAATAGCTGCAGCCTTTGGAATAAAGAACCATCAGATTAATGATTTAGATAGGGCAACTCATACCAATGTAGAACATCAGCAAAGGGAATTCTATGTAGATACACTAATGGATATTCTAACAGGTTATGAACAGGAATTAACGTATAAGCTATTTACCAATAAGGAATTAGAAGAAGGCTACTATATAAAATTTAATGTAAATGCAATACTTCGTGCAGATCCAAAAACTAGATATGAAGGATATAGAATTGCTATCCAATCAGGCTTTATGACAGCCAATGAAGTTAGGGCATTAGAAGAATTAGAAACCAAGGAAGGTGGAGATAGGCTACTTATTAATGGAAATATGATGCCTATTGAAATGGCAGGCGAGCAGTATATGAGGGATAAAATTACAGGCGAAGAGGTAAAAGGTGGTGATGATATTGGGAAAGAAGAATAAAAGGTTTTGGAACTTTAAATCCTTAGATGAAAAAACAGGTGAGTTAACCCTTTATGGGGAGATTTCAAATGAAACTTGGTGGGGTGATGAAGTAACTCCTAAAGAGTTTAAATCTGATTTAGATAATTTAGGAGAAATAGATACACTAAATATCTACATCAATTCTCCAGGAGGTGATGTATTTGCAGGTCAGACTATTTACTCCATATTAAAAAGGCATAAGGCACATAAAAATATATATATTGATGGATTAGCTGCAAGTATTGCTAGTGTCATAGCCATGGCAGGCAATACTATTTTTATGCCTAAAAATGCTATGATGATGATTCATAATCCTTGGACTGTAGGCATGGGAAATGCAGATGAGTTTAGAAAACTAGCTGAAGACTTAGACAAAATCAGGGAAAGCCTTATTGCAGCTTATGAAAATCACTCAGCACTAACGAGAGATGAGATTATAGAGATTATGGATAGCGAAACTTGGCTAACAGCTACAGAATGTGAAGAGTATGGATTTTGTGATGTGGTAGAAGAAGAAAAAAATATGGCTGCATCTGTAGATTTGGAGGTACTAGAGAGATATAGAAATACACCTAAAGCGTTAATACAAGAGTCAAAATCAGAGAAGAATGGACAGGACAAAGAACAAGAATTATTAAAACAAAAATTATTAATTGAACTGGAGCTTTAGGCTCTTTTTTTAATTTCAGAAAGGATGGGATTATATTGAGTAAAGAATTAAGAGAACTACTTCAAAGTTTAGAAGAAAAGAAGGCGAAGGTAAGAAACCTAATAGCTGAGGATAAGGTAACTGAAGCTGAAAATATGATGGAAGAAGTAAGAGCATTACAAAAGAAAGTGTTAATGCAGCAGGAATTAGAAGCATCTGAAGCTTTTAATTTAGATGATGCTACACCCGTAAATAATGCAGAAAGAGATTTAGAAGCAGAATACAAAAGAGTATTTTTAAAAGGATTAAGAAAACAGAGAATTACTGCAGATGATTACAGCATTATTAATGAATATAAGGCTGCTATGCATGAAGGTGGAGTAAGCACTGATTCTGATGGGGATATGGGAATTATTGTCCCAGAGGATATTCAAACAAAAATTAATGAGCTTATGAGAAGTATGAATGATCTATCTAAAATTATTAGAGTAGAGAAGGTAAACACACTATCTGGTTCTAGGGTTTTAGAAAAAGACGAGGATATGGTTCCATTTGCAGTAGTAGATGAATATGGAGAAATTCAGGAAATGGACAATCCTAAATTTACACCAGTAACATATAAGCTGGTAAAAAGAGCAGGATTTTTACCAATTACCAATGAGCTATTAAAGGATAGTGATCAAAATATTATATCCTATGTAACAAGATGGATAGCCAAAAAGCACGTGGTGACTAAAAATAGTTTAATTATAGAGATATTAAAATCTCTATCAAGTAAAGATTTAAAAGACATTAAGGCTATTAAGAAAGTATTAAATGTAGATTTAGATCCTGCATTAAGTCTATCTAGTACAATCATCACAAATCAAGATGGATTCCAATGGCTAGATGAACAGGAAGATGGTAATGGTAGACCACTTCTTCAAGATGATATTACTCAACCTGGAAAGAAACTATTTAAAGGTAGACCAATTGCAGTAGTAGCCAATAGAACATTGCCTTCCACTGGAACTACCACAGTAAAAGCTCCATTTATAGTTGGAAACTTTAAAGAGCTAATGGTTCTATTTAATCAAGGGGTTTATGAACTAGCTTCTACAACTACTGGTGGAGATGCTTGGAGAAGAGATACTACTGAGCTTAGAACTATTACAAGAGATGATTGTGTGAAATGGGATACAGATGCAGCTGTATTTGGTAAACTTACTATTTCAACAACTGGAGCATAGGGGTGGAGTTTTCCACTCCTTTTGGAGGTGATAAGCCTTGCTAATTACACTAAAAGAAACTAAAGAATACTTAAGAGTAGATGGAGATGAAGATGATAGTTTAATAGAATCCTTAATCAATGCTTCAGAAGAGTATCTAAAAAATGCCACAGGTAAGACCTTTAATAGTACAAATCCTTTAGCTAGGCTATTTTGCTTAGTTCTAGTAGTAGATTGGTATGAAAACCGAGGTTTAACTGCTGGAAAGGTAGGAGAAAAAATAAGACCTGTAATTGATAGTATGCTTACACAGCTAAATTACTGTTACCCAGAGGAGATGGTGGAATGAATCCAGGAGAACTAAATAAAAGAATTACCTTTCAAAGATTAACTACCACCACCAATGAGAATGGCTTTGAAGTTGAAGAATGGGAAGATTTTAAAACAGCATGGGCAGGGGTTACTAATCTTCATGGAAGAGAATACTTTGAAGCTGCAGCTGTGCAAGCTGAACAGACAGTGAAATTTACTATTAGATACCTTGAAAATATAGACACCTCTATGAGGATACTCTTTCAAGGGAAACAATATAACATTACCGCCATTGATAATATAAAATACAAAAATGCGTATATGGAAATTAAGGCAGTGGAGGTGGATAAGAGTGGCTGATATGAAATTAGAAGGAATGGAGAATCTTCTTAATGAAATCGAAAAGCTAGGTAAGACTGGTTCTAGAATTGAAAATAAGGCATTAAGGGAAGCTGGAGATGTAGTAAACGAAGCCATTCAAAAGGAAGCACCTATAAGAACTGGAAAGCTAAAGGAAAGCATAACTGTATCTAGGGTGAAAAATAAGGATGGAGCAAAGCATGTAGAAGTAGGGCCTGATAAAGATGTGTTTTATAGTAGATTTGTAGAATTTGGGACAGTAAAGATGAAAGCCAATCCTTTTATGGCTAGAGGATATGAAACTTCAAAGGATAGTGCAATGGAAACTATAGAGAAGAACTTAAAAGAAGGATTGGGGCTATGAGCATAAATAAAGAAGTTTTATCAGCATTAAAAGATGTAGATGTTCCAGTAAGGTTTCAAACTTATACAGGTAATGAAGAAACATATATAACCTTTTTCACTTATCTAGATAGGCCAGAACAACACGCTGATGATGGCGAAATTGTTACTGGCTATTATGTTCAAATTGATATATGGAGCAAAGGTGATTATACTCAAATTTCAAAAACAGTCCATGAAAAGATGAAAGCTAGTGGATTTATGAAACAAAACTTTTATGACATTTATGAAGAGGATTTAAAAATTTATCACAAAGTAATGAGATTTTTTAAGGAGGTTATGTAAATGGCACAAGTAGGATTAAAGGATTTACATTTTGCTATTTTAAATAAAGACACCATAGAAGAATTAACTTATGCTGTTCCTGAACCAATGGTAGGAGCAATTAATGCTACAATAAACCCAACAGTAAATACTCAAGAAGTCTATGCTGATGACCAGCTTTGGGAATCTGTGTCTGCATTAGGAAAGATTGATGTAGAAGTAGAAACAGCAGATTTACCTTTAACTATAAGAGCAAAGATACTAGGAAATAAGATTGTGGAAGGAGTGCTTGTAGAAAATAAAGCAGATATTCCACCTCATATTGCCCTAGGATTTAAGAGCTTAAAATCCAATGGAAAATATCGTTATGTATGGCTTTTAAAAGGTGTGGCCCAGCCTATGGCAGAAGACTATTCCACAAAAAAGGACAATGTAGAGCATAAGACACCTAAGCTTAAACTTACCTTTATGCCAAGACTAAATGATGGAGAATGGAAACACACTGCAGATGAAGATAGTGCAGATTTCTTAGGAGCAGATACATGGTTTGAGAAAGTTCCTGGAGATACTACAGTAGTGGGAGGTTAATATGGAGATTATATTAAAAAAGGATAAAAAAGAAAAGACATATACCACTGGTTTCATCTCTGCCAGGATGGTTAGAAGAACCATTGAAGTTTCCCGAGGAGTGGATTTTGATAACATCACTCCTGAGGAATTAGATAAATTAATTGACTATATTGTAGAGCTATTTGGTAATCAATTTACTAGAGATGATGTCTATGATGGACTTCAATCTAAAGACTTAATTCCTACCATCACAAAATGTATTAATGAAGTAGTAGGTGAGATGACGGAAGTAACAGCAGGTGAAGGAAAAAACCAGTAGAGGGGAATGCCATGGATCCCCAAGATTTTATAGATAGCCTCTATCTAGCACTTCTTGATAAAGGCTGGACATTAAATGAAATAGATACCATGGACATTGTGTATTATTTGAAACTAATGACTAAGAAACTTGGAGAGGGAAAAGTATATATTGATGAAATTCTATAGCACCTAAATCCTAGGTGTATTTTTTATGCCCAAAGGCAGGTGAGATAAGTGGCAAAGGAAATAGGGAAATTAAATGTAGTAGTAGGTCTTGACTCTACTGGATTTCAAAATGGAATAAGTAGCTTAAACCGAGAGATGAAAAAAGTTCAATCGGAGTTTAAACTAGCCAGTGCTGAAATGGGAAAGCATGGGAAAGAACTAGATGGACTAAGATTAAAATCAGATAGTCTAACAAAACAAACTGAACTTCAAAGACAAAAAGTAAAGGCCTTAGAAGAAGCACATAAAAAATCTGTAGAGACCAAAGGAAAAGATGCCAAAGCTACACAGGATTTAGAGATAAAACTAAATAAAGCAAAGACACAATTAGCCTATATGGAAGAGGATTTAAAGAAAGTAAATCAAGAGATAGAACTTCAATCTTCTGGCTTTTATAAACTAGGAAAAGCATTAGAGCCAGTTGGGCAGAAGATGCAAGATGTAGGAAAAAAGATGGAATCTGTAGGTAAAGACTTAACTAAAAAAATTACACTTCCACTAGTTGGACTTGGTGCTGCTGCAGTTAAAGTAGGTTCTGATTTTGAAGCTGGAATGAGTGAAGTAGGGGCTATAAGTGGTGCTACAGGTAATGATTTAAAGATGCTAGAGGAAAAAGCTAAGGAAATGGGTGCTACTACAAAGTTTAGTGCCAGTGAATCTGCCGAAGCTTTAAAGTATATGGCCATGGCTGGCTGGGACACTACACAAATGCTTGATGGTTTAGATGGAGTTATGATGCTTGCAGCTTCTAGTGGTGAGGATTTAGGTCTAGTTTCTGATATTGTCACCGATGCCCTTACTGCCTTTGGAATGGAAGCAAAAGAGGCATCTAACTTTGCAGATTTACTAGCCAGTGCATCTTCAAATTCAAATACAAATGTAGCAATGCTTGGGGAGTCATTTAAATATGTGGCTCCTCTTTTTGGTTCACTGGGATATTCAGCAGAAGATGCAGCCCTTGCCTTAGGACTTATGGCTAACGCAGGAATTAAAGGGAGCCAAGCTGGAACTTCACTTAAAACTGCCATTGCAAATTTAGCAAATCCAACAGATAAAATGGCAGCTGCTATGGGTCAATTAGGTCTATCCATAACAGATGCCAATGGTGAAATGTTACCTTTTAAGAGTGTTATGGATGAATTAAGATCTAAATTTGCAGGGTTAACTGAAGAACAACAGGCCCAATATGCAGCTACTATCTTTGGAAAAGAAGCAATGTCTGGAATGCTAGCTATAATAAATGCTAGTCCTGAAGATTATGAGAAGTTAACACAAGCCACAAGGGAATACAATGGTGTGGCTAAAGAAATGGCAGAAACTATGGAGGATAATCTTCAGGGGGAAATTACTAAATTAAAATCAGCTTTTGAAGGTGTAGGAATACAGATATTTGAGATTTTAGTTCCACATTTACAAACCTTAGTTGAAAAGCTGCAACTTGTAGTAGAATGGTTTGGAAATCTTAGTCCTGCTACACAGGAAACTATAGTGAAAGTAGTAGCACTTGCAGCAGCTATTGGGCCATTATTAATTCTTGGTGGAAAGGTTATAGGTGGAGCAGGTACTATTATTACTTCTTTTTCAAAAGTATCAATAGCCTTAGCTGGATTAAAAACAGGAACTGCTGGAGTTACAGTTGCTACTAGTGGAATGGCTACTGGATTTAGTGCAGCAGGAATAGCAGCTAAATCTGGAGCTTTACTTTTAAATCCATGGACTTTAGGAATTGGAGCTGCTACAGTGGCAGGTATTGCACTATATAAGCATCTTTCAAAAGAAAGTATTCCAGCTATAGAACTATTTGGAGATGAAGTATCTGATTCTACAAAGAAAGCTGTAGGAGGATTTTTAGAATTAAATGATGAAGCTACTCTTGCACTTAATCAACTTTCATGGAGTGGTCAAGAAGTAACAAAGGAAATGGCAGAGGGGATAAGTAATAACTTTTCACAAATGGCAAGTGAAATTCAAGCAGGACTTGATAAGCATCATGAAGAGTCTTTAGGGAAGATACAAAACTTCGTAACAAACAGTACATCCCTTTCAAAAGAAGAACAAGATGAGATTTTAAATAACATGAATGAGGGTTATGAAAATAGAAAGCAAAGTATAGCAGATGGAGAAGCAAGAATAAAAAAGATATTAGATACAGCATCTAGTGAAAAGAGAGCTTTAACTAAGACCGAGCAAGAAGAGATAAATGCTATTCAGCAGGAAATGGTATCTACAGGAATACAGGTTTTATCTGAAAATGAAGTAGAAGCCAAGGCCATCATGGAAAGGATGAAGGCTCAAGCTGGAGATATTACTGCAAAGCAAGCTACAGAGGTTGTTAAAAATAGTTTAGATCAAAAGGATAAAACCATTAAAGCAGCAGAAGAACAATACAAAGAAGTAGTTAAGGAAATCATCAGACAAAGAGATGAAGCAGGTACTATTTCAGAAGATCAGGCAGATAAATTAATAAAAGAAGCTACTCGTCAAAAAGATGAATCCATTAAAAAAGCAGAAGAGATGCATAAGAAAGTAGTATATGAAGCTAAAGTACAGGCCAAAGAACATGTTAATCAGGTGGATTGGGAAACTGGTGAGATTAAGACTAAATGGCAAGTGATGAAAGATGATATAGAGACTAAGGCAAAAGAGATAAAAGAGGATGTAATAAATAGATGGGAAGAAATCAAAGTGGCTACATCTGAAATATGGGAAGTTACAAAAACATATCTAGCAGAGACTTGGGATTCTATAAAAGAAGATACACTAATAAAGGCTAAAAAGATAAAAGATGATGTAACCGATAGATGGGAAGAGATAAAAAGATCTACAGAGAAAAACTGGAATAGGGTGAAGTCTTCCGTAGAGGATAGTATGAAAACTGTGAAAGATAAGATAGATGAAGGAATAGGAAAGATTAAAGAATGGAATGCCACAAAGGTAAAAGAAAAGGTATTTAGTATTGTAGAGAAAATTACAAGGGTATTTAAAACAGTAACATCAGGCGGCGGAGCTGCATCAAATTATAGTGGAACAAGCTTTTTCCAAGGTGGCCTTACTATGGTAGGAGAACTTGGGCCTGAATTGGTGGAACTACCTAGAGGAAGTAGGATTTATAACGATAATGTGACTAAAAAGATGCTTTCTGGGGATAAAGGTATAACACAACATATAGTTATCAACAGTCCTACCCCTTTAACCCCATCTGAAACAGCAAGACAAATTAAAAATGCATCAAGACAACTTGCTCTTGAATGGTAGGAGGTGTGTTATGGAGAAAGTTGTTATTACTAATAAAAATGGAGAAAGCATCACCCTTGGGAACCACACTCCTTATTTTTTAGAAACATTAGATGGAGTTGGAAATATTCCAGTAACAATTGAAAGTCAAAAATCACCTAAACAAGATGGCTCTACTTATATTGATAATATGCTAGAAAGTAGAGTTATCTCCATTGAAGGGATGATTGTTACTAGAGATAATCCTAATGAGGTTCTAAACTATAGAAGGAAGATGCAAAGAGTATTAAATCCAAAACTTGGAGAAGTAACAATTACCTACTACCATGAAGATAAGATTAAGGAAATTAAAGCCATAGCAGAAACTACCCCGATATTCCCTAGTGGGCAAGGAAGTAAAGGACTCTTTTATCAAAAGTATCTATTACACCTACTTTGCCATCAGCCTTTTTGGCTTGATACTTACTATGAAAGTAGGGAAATGTCCTATCTTATGGGTGGTCTCAATTTTAGATTGTCTCTACCCACTAATTTTTCAAATAGAGGATTTAAAAGAAAAGCTGCGAATGTTGGGGATGTATCCACTCCAGTTGAGATAGAATTTAAAGGCCCAGCTACTAATCCAACAGTTACAAATGAAACTACAGGAGAATTTATAAAGGTAAATAGAGAACTCGGAGAAGACGATATTTTAACAGTATCTACTGTCTTTGGAGAAAAGTATGTAAGAATTAATGGAGAGAATGCTTTTCATTATATTGATTTAGGTAGTGTGTTTTGGCAGCTGGTTACTGGAGATAATATCTTAAGCTACCAAAGTAACAATGACAGTATTAAAACTAGAGTAAAAGTAAAATGGAAAAGTAGATATATAGGACTTTGAGGTAAGGAGGGGTTTAATGAGTGAAGAATATAGATTCTTTGATTCCATAGATGGGGAAGATGAACGATTTTATACAGCTGATGAGTTTGCAGAGTATTTTAGGCAGTTTATTAGAAATGGAATATTTAATGGTGGAGAGAATTTAAAAGTTGTTACAGATGAAAAGGATATGAAAATATCTATAAAACCTGGCTATGCTTGGATTGAAGGATATTTATATAAAATAGCAGGAGAAGATTTAATACTAGAACATGGTATTGCTGACCCAAGTTTAAATCGAATTGATAGGGTTGTAATTAGACTAGATAAAACCCTTGAAAATAGATATGTAAAAGCTTTTATTCTAGAAGGCACGCCAGAGTCAACACCTAAAGCACCAAGCTTAACAAGGAATGATAACATCTATGAAATATCTTTAGCTCAAGTGGAGATTATTGCAGGAAAGAGTTTTATAGAAAGCTATCAGATAACTGATGAAAGATTAGACAATACAGTCTGTGGTATTACAACCCATCTATTTGAACAGGTTGATACTACAGACATTTTTAATGAGTGGGAGAAATATTTAATCCATAAAAGGAATGAATCGGATGCAAGTTATGAAGAGTTTGTAACAGCTTATCAAAACATCTGGAACTCTTGGATAGAAGATAAGATATCAGAACCTAGTGGAGAATTTTATGCTGAGTGGAAATATTGGTTTAACGAGGTACAGGATACTACAAACTTGGTGACTAAGTCTCAGTTTGATGAGCATAAGATTAAAGTTACTACAGAATTTGAACAAGGGCACATGAGTATAGAAGATAAACAAAAGTTAGATAAGATAGAGGAAAATGCAAATAATTATATTCATCCTACAACAGCTGGAAACTTACACATACCTGTAGGGGGGCTAGTAGGTCAAATTTTGAAAAACATAGGTAATGGTAAAGCAGGATGGGCAGATAATATCAAGGCAGTATATGGAACTTATACAGGAAACAACGGATTTAATAGAGTCATAGCATTAGGATTTAAGCCTAAATTTATTTTTATTACTAATATAAAAATTGATAACAGTACCACACTATTTATTAGTGTATCAGTAGATAAAGGTGGATTTATGATGAATTCATCAGGCAGTTCCTTTTTCTACAATAATAATACTTTTGTACCAGTTGCAGTAGATAATGGTTTTAGCATAAGTGGAAATAGTGGTGGAAGGTTAAATTATAATATAAACAGATATGAATACTTTGCTATTGGATAGGGGTGATAGACATGATAGTCAGGAGAGATAAAAGCTTTGAGATTAATTCACTATTTCCTAATACAGATTGGTATGAAGAAGGAAATTATGTTATAGATGAAACTAAAACTGAGAATCACGAGCTTATAGAGAAGATAAAAAGATATTCACCTTTTATGGAATTGGTTATTAAAGATGATAAATTGGTGGATATTATACCGAATGAAGAGCTGAAAATAGAGCAAGATTTGCTAGAGAGTCTTATTCCTACACCAGAAGAAGTCTTTAGAGCAGAAATAGATTTACAGATAATAAATATATTACAGGAGGCTGATTTAATATGACCATAATACAAAAGAGACTTATTAATGCCTATACTGTATTGGTAATGGCAAATAGGCTTGAATTGATAGATGTACCAGAAACAGAAGTAGTTCTTGAAGATGGCAGTTCTTCTACATTGAGAACAGAGGTAGAAATTAAAAAGGCAGAAAGAGAAATTGAGGTATTATCTTCAGGAGTTAATACAAAATAATTCAAATGAAATATTAAACTAAAAATAATTATAGTAGAGAAATATTATTTAAACTGTATAATATTTCAAATTTTACAGGATGAATATGATACAATCAAGGTAATACCTAAAGGGATGGTGATTATCTTGAAATATGAAGAATTTTTAGAGGATAGTAATGTCAACAACTTTTCGATGGATTATTATAATGCAAAAGCTGCCCATTGTATTCATTTGCATGAAGGAATTGAAAAACGGGTGGCATTTGCTTTAATAAAGAAAGAGGCAATAATTAATATATTAAATTATAAAAAGAAAGTAGTTGATGATTGGAGAGAACAGCTAATTAAAAATAAACATACATCAAGTTTACCTTCCGAAGAATTTGAATATATTAATTTAAATATTTCAAGTGATTTTGCTCTAGAAATGTTAATAAACGAATTTTTCAGCCATATACATTCAATATTTGACCTAGTAGCTTTTTTATTAAATGAAACAGTACTTCAACGTAGCATTAAAAAAACAGAAGGAGTTTCATATAACAAAGTTATTGAGGAGCTAGAAAATAACAAACAGCACCTTGACTTATTAGAAATTTTGCAAGGAATTAAAGATAATGATTGGTATAAATACATCGATGATTTTAATAATTTAGCGAAGCATAGATATCTAGCTAATATAGAAAGCACATCTTATCTAGATACTAGTGAAATCGTGGTTAATATATCTGAGTTTGAAAGAAAAGGAAAGCACGAAGAAGAGGAAGCCTTCGATGTAATTTATATATGTTTTGATGAGGTGTTAATATTCCTAAATGATGTATTTTCATATATAAAAAAAGAGCTTCCTAATATTAAATTTGAGGATAGATATCATAGAGATGACATGTACTATAAGGCTCAGATAAGTACTGATTCAGGTTCTTCTGGTGCTAATGCATTTTTAATTACTGGAAGTAAAACATATAAAAAAGATGATGAGCTATATATAAGTATTGTAACTATAGATGATGAGTTAAATAGAGTGAAATTAAACGATGAAAATCATGTAGTTCGTGTATTTCTAAAGAACAGGAGAGAAGATGATTTACCATATGCCTATGCAGAACACGTACCCACTTATAAACTTAGGTCTAGATATGACTATATTAAATATAAAGTTAAAACTTCTAGTGAAATTGAAAAGGTTATGATTTTAGATTTTTTCGAACCTAAAAAGATTTATGGCAATAGATTAACGGACGATATTAATTTAATAGTTAATAACAAATAAAAGAAGGTGAGACATGCTACCAATAAGAATATTATCACCAACACTAGATTTACAGGGAGAGATAGATAACTATCTTTCCTTTTCTTTTTGTAGGAAATACTACACATCTGGAGACTTTCAGCTAGTCACAAATAGAAAAGTTCAAAATGCAGATAAGCTGAATATTAATCAACTAATAATGCTTGGAGCAGATACTAGAAAGGTAGGAATTATTCGATATAAAGAAATAAAAACAAATGAGAAGGGAGAGGAAATTCTAACAGTTAAAGGGCCTACACTAGGAGCTATACTTAGACAGCGAATTACTATTCCACCAGATGGAGAAGCCTATGATGTTCAAGATTCTAATGCAGAAACAGTCATGAAGCATTATGTAAAGAGGAATTGTTTTGATATTTCTGGTATGGAGTTTCCTATGCTTAAAATTTCTCCAAATCAAAATCAGGGTGAGAAGATTAAATGGCAAAGTAGATATAAGAACTTAGAAGAAGAATTAGAACTAATAAGTAGACTTACAAATTTAGGCTGGCATATATATTTAGACTTCAAATTAAAGAGGTGGATATTTGACATATATAATGGAAGGAATTTTTCAGCAAGCCAAAATATTAATCCTCCTGTTATCTTTTCACCTGAATTCGATAATGTAAAATCACAGGAATATATTGATAGCTTAGTGGGAGTTGGAAACTTTGCTATTGTAGCTGGACAGGGAGAAGGTGTGGAAAGAAAAATTGTCATGACAGGAAGTGACGCTGCTGGCCTTGATAAGCATGTCATATTTGTAGATGCCAGAGATATAAAAGACAGTGCTGACTTAGAAGTAAGGGGACAAAGTAAACTTAATGAATACAAAAGGACTATTTCATTTAAATCAGAGGTACTTCCAACTGGGCCTTTTCAATATGAGAAAGATTGGAACTTAGGAGATGTGGTGACAGTTCAGAATAAGGACTGGGCTATTACTATGGATACACGAATTACAGAAGTAACAGAAATCTATGAAGCTGGTGGGTTTAAGCTAAATGTTTGCTTTGGAGAAAGTCTTCCCACTTTAACAGAGAGATTTAAGCTAAGTTTAGGGGAGATGAAAATTGAAAGTACCAAGTGATAGGCACAACAGGTGTCTATTTTTTATGCTGAGAGGAGGAAGAGGTAAATGAAAAATGTGATTCATACTTTACAACTTATCTTTACCGCTATTGGTGGATATATTGGCTGGTTCTTAGGAGGATTTGATGGCTTGCTTTATGCACTGGTAGCCTTTGTAATTATTGATTATATCACAGGCGTTATGGTAGCAGTTCTTGAAAAGAAGCTATCTAGTAGCATTGGATTTAAAGGTATATTTAAAAAAGTTCTCATCTTTACCTTTGTAGGTATAGGTCATATAGTAGATATTTATATCCTTCAAAACGGAAGTGCCATAAGAACTGCAGTTATCTTCTTTTATTTGTCCAATGAGGGATTAAGTATAGTTGAAAATGCTGCAAAGATAGGACTTCCTGTGCCAGAGAATTTAAAGAAAGTATTTACAGAGCTAAATAAGGAGGATGATTAGATGGCTAAACTTTGCTTAGATTACGGCCATGGTGGGGAAGATCCAGGAGCTATATATAAAGGAAGGTGCGAGAAAGACGATGTATTAAATATCGGGAAAGAAGTGGCTAAAGAATTGAGAAGACATGGAGTTATCGTAGATGAAACGAGAACGAAAGATAAAACCATGAGTCTTAGAGAAAGAAGTAACTTTGAAAAGAGTGGTAGATATGATTACTTTATATCATTCCATCGAAATGCCTTCAAACCAGAGGGGGCTCAAGGTATTGAAACCTTCACTTATTTAAATCAAGGAGCAAAGGCTAAAGAACTAGCAGATAGGATACAGAAAGGATTAGTAGATATAGGCCTTGTAGATAGGGGTGTAAAGACTGCTAACTTCCATGTATTAAGAGAAACAAAAGCACCTGCAGTATTAGTTGAAATAGGGTTTATTGATAATAGTAAAGACAATAAACTATTTGATGAAAAAAGAGATGAAATAATAAAAGCCATATCAAAAGCCATCCTGTCTCAACTGGAGATTAAGTATAAAGAAGAAAAGGACTCTCTAGAAGAAGCTTTAGATATATTAATTAAAAAAGGTCTTATTAATTCACCAGACTATTGGCTATTAAATGCTAGGGAAGGAAAACAAGTAAAGGGAGAATTTGCAGCTCTTCTAATTGAAAGGGTAGCTAAGTTTTTAAAATAGACATAAAGCCTTGGACTTAACAGTTCAAGGCCTATTTTTTTAACCCTAAAAAGCTTAATTTTCCTATCTAAACTATTAGCTAATTATTAGTGATATATAACTTGCTATTACTGAAAAGTAAGTTTAATATGCTACTACCAAAACTTAACAAGGAGTGATTATATGCTTTACAATCAAGCTGTAGAAGAGTTTTTAAAGTATATGAAAATGACGGATAAGTCAAAACAAACCATTACAGGTTATGAAAAGGAACTAAGGTATATGAATAACTACCTAACAGTCAAACACAATTGCCCAATTTATGTGGAGGACATTACCCTAGAGGATATTGAAAGCTATATGCATTACAAGAAGGAAAAGGGACTAGCATCATCCAGTAGGAGAAGGGCCATTTACATTTTAAGAAGCTTTTATAACTACTGTGTTAAAAGAGGAATATGCGATAAGAACCTGCCTGACATGCTAGAACCTATTAAGGTAAAAGAAAAGGAAAGAGAATTTATTACGGAAGAGGAATTTGAAGAATTAGTAGGAGCAATCGATCAACTAGTTATTCGAACCGTAGTTCAAACCATGTTTTACACTGGGGGAAGGATTTCAGAAATATTAAACCTAAAGCTTGAAGATGTAGACTTGGAAGAAAGAGTCATCCACATCATTGAAGGAAAAGGGAACAAGGATAGGAACATTCCAATCAATGATAAGCTTTATGATATTTTACAGAATTATCTAGAAAACATAAGAGAGGTAGATGAATATATAGAGACTGATAAGTTCTTTGCTAATAAGTCCACTGGAATGGTTTCAGGAAGCTATGTAAATAGGTGTATTCAAGAAGCAACCAATAATCTAGGGTGGGAAAAACACATAAGTTCTCACATATTAAGGCATTCCTTTGGAACTAACCTTTTAGAAAAGGGAGCATCTTTAGTAAGTATTCAAAAGCTACTGGGCCACACTAACTTAGCAGTGACCTCAAGATACCTTCACCAAGACATGAGAAAGTTAAGTGATGCAGTAAATCTATTGTAGAAAGGGGAAAAGTAAATGGAAGAAAGAGAACCTATTTATGATAAAAAGGTAATAAAGATTTTAGATATGATGAAATACATGACTAGAGAAGATGCGGCTAAAGAATTAAAATACAAAGACTGGAGGGGTATGGACTCTTACATGAGAAGGAAGAACTTCCGATTTGATAGCATAAATCAAGAGTATGTTCCTGCTGCAACCAAGGTAAATAGCATAATGAAAGACCCTAAAAGTTACGCACCAGTAAAAGTAGTGAGTATTATTACGGCTTTTGAAGAACCTAATGCAGACCCAAGGCTAATAGCAAAGCAAGCTGGATTTAAAGACCATAAAGCTATGGCAGATTATATGAAGGAAAAAGGTTATGAGTGGAATGTGTATAAGAACAATTATGTAAAGATAGTAGGAGAACTTAATGAAGAGGAAGAAGTAATACCAGAGGCCTTTACTCCAACCGCTGGGGAGAAACTTCCTGAAAGTGTAGAAGAGTATTTGCCCTTCATAAGATTTCTATATGAGAAAAGAGATGATGTATATCAGCTATTATCTGGCACAAGGGAAGATGGGAAGATTCCAAGATACGCTCTTCCTGGAATGGTAAGAACCAAGGCTATTTATATGAATGATATGATAGCAAGGCTTACAGCAGAGTTTAGTAGAGAAAAGAATGTCACCCAAAGAGAAATAGTAGAAGCAGCCCTAGTAGAATATCTTCAGAAATATGGATACAAAGTAGAAATTGAAGCACTTTTAAAGAGCAACTAATGCCTATGAAAACCCTAATAATTCATAAAAACAAGCAAAATACTATTGAAATCTATATTAATAATAAGCTTAGATTTCCTACTAATATGAATAATGGTACTCATAATATGGATACCTACCATAAGGGGGTATTAACAAAGCCTGAACCCTTTGATACAAGCGGGGTTTGGGCGTTTTACATATATGGAATTTTTGTATGTTTGCTTATATTGACACTGCAAGCTTCAGAGTAGATAATAAGACAGCATACTTCACAACAGATAAGACTATCTTAAGAGATAAAAATGATGTTATCTTAACAACAGGTAAAGACCTAACTGCTAAATTAGCAATTGGTGATCAAGTAGATGTTAAAGCTACTGGAATTGATGCAAATGAAGTTAAGATTGTTAAGAAAGCTAGCGAATTTGCATTAGCAGATGCTATAAAAGCAGCTAACAAAGCATTAACTGATCATGTAGCAGCAGGTGGAAAAGCTACAAACACTGAATACAAAGCAGTAGAAGCAGCATTAAAAGCAGATCCACAAGTAGCAGCTAATATAACAAGTACAACTACAGCTTTAACAGCTTTAACAAACGATATTAAAGCAGCTAAAGAAGCACAAGTAGCATATCTAGCAGCAGGTGGAAATAATACAGATGCAGTTTACAAAGCAGTAGATACTGCATTAGCAGCAGATCCACAAGTAAAAGCTAATATAACAAGTGCAACAAGTGCTTTAGAAGCAGCAACAGATACAGCTTCAGCACAAGCTATAGTAGATGCAGAATTAGCAAAAGTACCAGCTACTTTAGTATTAGCAGGAAGTACTGCAGCAGCTCAAGCGGATATAAAAATAGCAGTAGAAGGATTAATTGACAATAACAAAGTTACTGTTGGTGTATCAGCTTCATCACCATGGGTTGTAACATTAACATTAAGAGCAGATGGAACTACAACAGCTAACAAAACAATTACTGTAACAAATGAAGCAACTGTAGCAGAAAAAGCAGCAGTAGATGCAGAATTAGCTAAAGTAGTAGATTTAACATTAGCAGCTGGTTCAGCAGCAAATCAAGCAGCAGTAGATGCAGCAGTAGAAGGATTAGTTGACCTTAATAAAGTTGTAGTTACTTCAGTAACACAAGGTTCTGGTAACGAATTTGCAGTAGTATTAACTGCAAAAGGTGGAACTTACAACGATAATAAGACTATCACAGTATCATCAGCAGATGTAAATGCAGCTAAAGCAGCATTAACAAATGCATCATTAGCTATGGTAAGTGCAACTACTGACCCAGTAGTAGTAAATGCACCAGCGGCAGCTAGTGGAATAAGCTACTTTATTACAGATGCAACTGACACTAATGTTACTACAACTGGTGCAGGAGCAAGTGCAACATCAGTATCAATCGCAAGAGATACTAGTGCTGGTAGTACAGTATTAGAATTAACTATAACAAAAGGTCTTATTAGTGAAACAGCTACATTTACTGTAACAGTACCAACAGGTACAGATGCAGCAACAATTGCTAAAAACTAA